GATCCACAGTCGAGTCCGATGTCCGAATTCTTTCGCCACACTTCTACCTGGTTGTTGTGGACGACGTAGGCGAGCGCCGGGTGACCGTCACGCAGCGAGAAGGCGATGAGTCCCGGCTCATTCACCACTCGCGTAAACGCCAGTGTCAGGAAGTCGGTGATGACTGCCTGCGTCGCGCCTGCGGTGTCGATGATGCGAAGCTGGTATTCAGCGCCCATGTTATAGCGTCGTCGTGCCCATGCTGATCCACCACACGGTTACGGTCGTCGTCGCGCTCGTGCCCGCTTTGTGTGTTGCGCGAATCGTTGCGCCGGATGTGCTGATGGATGACACATCAATGATGTAGTCGGTTGAGCCATTCGGCGTGGCGATCAAAATCGGATTAGACGAATACATGGCCGACGATGGCGCGTCCTTGTCGTAGAACGTCACGCTTGCCGTGCCCGAGCTTGATCCCGAAATGCTGATCGAGATCGACCCAGCAGCCATCGCGACCTCATTCCCGCCAGCGCTTGTACTAATCGGATCGTCGTATCGCGTAGTGCCGGGGTTCAGCCAATTGCTGGCATCGCCACCCTGCCGACCGCCGAACTTTACGGCGTACTCGCCGAGCTTTACGCCCGTGACGGCATCGTTGATGATGCTGCCTGCGCCGACGGAGGCGCTTCCCATTTTCGCGGACGTAATCGCAAGATTGGCGATTTGATCCGTGCCTACCGCGCTGTTAGCGATCTTCGCGCTCGTTATCGCGTCGTCGATTATTGAAGTCGTGACGACTGCATTCAGTGCGAGCTTTGCGGAGGTGACTGCGCCTGCGCCGATTTTGGTTACGGTCACCGCGCCAGTTGCGATCTTAGCCTCAACAACCGCGTCGCTTGCAAGGTTTGCTGCCGCGATCGTTCCTGTTGCAATTTTCGCGCCGGTAACGTTTGCATCGAGAATCTTCAGCGTAGTCACTGAGTCGGAGGCGAGGTTTGCCGCAGTGATAGTCGTGCCTGCGATTTTTGCGCCGGTGATTGTGCCACCTAAGATGTTGTCGGCCGTGATCGTCGTGAGCGCGATGTTGCCGGTTGCGCCGCCGGTCACAGTGTTTGCGTCGATTTTTGCGCCAGTGACAGCGCCAGCTCCTATTTTGGTTTCAGTTACTGCGCCCGTGCCAATCTTCGCTTCGGTCACCGCGCCAGCTGCAATTTTTGCTTCCGTCACCGCTGACGCGATGATGGATGCAGCAGCAACGGAATCAGTCGCCATCTTCGCCGACGTCACCGCGCCCGTGCCGATTTTTGTAACAGTTACTGCGCCCGTGCCAATCTTCGCTTCGATGACGGCGCTTGTCCCAAGTTTGTCGGCAGTCACCGCGCCCGTGCCAATCTTAGCTTCAATGACCGCGCTCGTTCCGATCTTGTCTGCCGTGACCGCGCCTGTTCCAATTTTCGCCTCGGTGACGGCACTGGCGACGATCTGAGCCGCGTTGATGATGTTCGAATCATCGAGGTATCCGTACGTGCCGGGCGTCTTCACGAACGTTCGCGCGTCGGTCACCGTGATCGTGCCGCCACCAGCGCTGACATTCACGGTGGCGAGCGGGATTTCAAAGATGCCAGTTGATGACTGCACCAGCGCCGGAGGCACCCCAGTTCCTGCGACACCGTCCGATTTCTTGATGCGGATCGTCTGCGGCAGGTCGCCAGTCGTCGGAGAGAAATTCGCGCGAAGGACGATGCGATCAATGCGCGCGCTTGCAGCGGTGTTCTCCACGACAATATTTACCGTCGCGTCGTTTGCGTAGAAAGCACCGTAGACCAGTCCCGCGCCTGTTGCGACGTTCACCGATCCAGACGCAGACGTCACGGCGAGCTCATTGCCGATGCCCTTCAGGACGCCCTCGGTGAGAGTGTCGGTCATCAGCGTCTGACGCACGAATTCTGCAAATTGCGCAGCCGTGTATCCGCCTGCTGGCCCGTCGCCGGTGCCGGTCGTTGTCCAGAATCTAGATGCTTCCCCCATGTCACACTCCTATAAATCGCTCGTTGAATTCGAACGTGATTGATGTTGCCGATGTGATCGACGTTCCGACTACGCTGATGGAATTTTCACCCGCGATGAGCCCCCACGTTGCAAGATCAGAATCCGCGCTCAGCTTCGAAATCTGATTCGCGTTGAGATTGTCCGTCACCGTCTTGTATCCGTAGCGCAGGTCAATCGTGTACGTCACGCCCGCGCCGATCGTGAGGCCGGTGAAATCGATCTTGTCGCCCGTGGCGCCGTTCGTAATCACGAGATTCGTGACTGGCCCGGTGACGGTGATCGTCGGGTATGTGTCCCATGAATTCGCGTGATTCAGGTCTATCGCCTGCGTCACGTCGAGGTTGCTCGCGCCGAGCGTCATCGGTAACACGAACGGCATCGGCATTCCAGTACCGCCGCCCGTCTGCGCAAAGCCGACAGTCGTGCCTTCCGGGTTGTACCACGTAGGATCAGCCGCGCGAAGCTCGAAGCCCATGCGATGGTGTTGCAGCTTCCAGTCGAGTGACGGCAGCGTCATGCCTCCGGCGTAGTGCGTGTCGATTTGCTTGCTCACGCCGTCGTATGTCCAGCGCAGCGAGATTACGTCGCTGCCAGGCTTGAGCAGGCCGATGAGCGCAGCGCGCGCCGCGATGATTGCCGCGTCGTCACCAGCGTATGCCAGCACGAGCAGACGAAGCACGCGCGGATCAAGGCGATAGCCTACGTCGGTGTCGCCGTTCTGCAAAGGCCCGCGCTGCGTGAGGCGCCTCACGATCGGCATCCCGAACCCGTCGAACTCGACGACGCCGTAGGACACCAGGTCGGAGATGTCCACGACCTGCGTCTTGCGCAGGATTTCGAACGTGTGACCATTCTGCATTACACGCCTCCGTAGAGCATTTGCAGCATCTGCACGTCATCGCGCAGGCTGCGCTCGTCCTGATTGCCGTAGTTCGCGGTGAGGTTAAACGTGGTGCTGCGGCTCGCTGGTTCACCGCGTCCGCCATTTGTGGAACCGCTCGAGCGTCCGCCTAAAATTCCATTCGTCGGGATGACCGGATACCCGAGGAACGGCGCGATGCTGTTGTAGAAGTTCAACGCTGTACGAAGCGCGTTGATGATGTTGTCCTTCATCGTGTTGAAGCTCAGCGTCACGTCATCGCGCATCTCCTGAAACGCCGCCGATGTGCGATTGCGGATCGTGCCCACCCAATAGTCGACGGTGTTGTAGGCGCTCGTCCATGCGCCGGAAATCATGTTCCAGATTCCGGTCATGTATTCGTCGACGCTTGTTCCTGTTGCTCTGAGACGATCGTCAATAACCGCCTTTACGTCGCTGATTAGCCCTTCGACAGTCTCGTAGATGCGCGTCCAAATTCTAGAGAACATCCCCCGCAGCGTATCAAGCGCGCCCTCGGCGTCACCGTTGAGCAGTTGCAGAGTCGCGTTGACGATTCCACTCACCGCGTCCAAAACAGTCCCCACGGTGAGCTTGATTGCCGCCCACGCCACAGCGAAGGCAACGCGTAGCGCGTCCATCGTGTCATTGACGATGCGCTTGATCTCCGGCATAGACAGCTCGATGACGCGCATCACAATCGCTACGGTCGTGTTGATGATGTCGCTAATGGTCGTCCACGTCTCGCGCACGAAACCCATGATGTCGTCGCCGTATTCGTCCCACAGTCTGGCGACAGTGAACAACACGGTGTCGATGATGTCACCGATATCGGCCATTACTTTTGTGACGGTTTTGTTGATCGCGCCGAAATCATCAGACGTGTTTTTTTGCGCGTCGCCGAAGACATCAATCATGAAATCAATCGTCGGCTTCAACACGTTGTCGAACACGAACTTGACCGCGTTGAACGCAGTGGTGATGACGGCTTGAATCGTCGGCCAGTTTCGGTCTACCCAGTCCACAACAGTCTTGAGCGTCGCGGCCATACCCCTAGCGAAGGAATCAATCGCGCCCTTCACTTCATCACTGCCGAGATAGGTCAGCAGCACGCCGAGCTTCTCGCTGAGCACTTCGAATATCGGTTCGCCGATGGTGCGGAGCGTTTGGCTCTTCCAGTCGTTGAGGTTGCTGACCATGCCTTCGAACGTCTTCGACTGAGCATCCATCATGCCGCCGAATTTGTCCTGCGCGACTTTCGCCAGCACGGTAAACGCCTGCGCCGTCGGCGTCGTGAGCTCGCCGGACTTCGAAAACTCGAGCCCCATCTTGGCCAGCTCTTCGCGCGTCGTGATGCCGAGTTCCTGGAATCGGCTGATCGCTTCACCCGTCGAGCCGCTCGCAAATTTGCCGAGGTATCCAGCAATGTCCTCGAAGCTCTGGCCGGTGCCTGCTGCCATGTCACCCGCGAGCGTGCGAATCTGCGTGCCGCTCAGCCCGAACTTTTTCGCAGCCTCTTCGCTGTGCAGCCCGAAGCCCTGCAGGATTTTGTCCGCACGCACTACCTCCGGCAATTCGAAAGGCGTCTTCGCGCCGAACTCGGCCAGCTCCTTGAGACGATCCTTTGCCTTGTCAGTGCCTCCGAGCAGGACGCCGAACTGCGTTTCGTACCGCTCCATCTCGGCATTGCCGTTAATCATTTCGCCGACAACGTCACCGACTGCAGCGCCGACGGCAGACAGCGCCTTCATGGCAAGGTCTCCCGCAATGTTGCCGAGCGCCGCAAGCTTCACAGAAAACCCGCCCGTCTGCTGCGTGCCGTTCTGCATCGACTTGGCAAGTTTCGATGTTGCGTCTTCCGCGGCGCCGGCTTCTTTCTTGTATTGGTAGAGCGCCTTGTCCGCGGAGGTGAATCCCTTCTGCATCGCTTCCTGCGATGAGATGAATCTGTTGCTGGCGTCGCGCCACCTGTTCGTGCTTTCGTCCCACCTGATTCCCGATGCCTTTTTCGCCGATTCGCTGACGCCGAAAAATTTTGTTGAGATGCGCTCGAGCAACGGAATGTTGCGCGTGAGGCTCATCGAAATCTGCTCGCCTTCGCCGGAGAGCTTGTCGAACGACCTGCTAGTCTCATCCGTAGCCGCGGCGACGCTGTCCAGCACGGTAGACATTTGGTCGTTGACGCGCATCACCAGGTCGATCGGAATTTCGTTAGCCATTTTGTCGTTTGCGAACTTCTGCCTCGGCACTCAGCACGGTCAGATGACGCGCCACTGTCATCGCATCAGGAAGCGGCCATGTGTGATACACCTCACGCACAAGCCACAGCTCTAGGTATTCTGGCGGCGCTGGCGCTTCAACCCAGAGGTGCTCGATGACTCTTTCTCTGAGAGTCCGGCCTTCCCTTTTGGGTCGCACGCCTCCGAGAACTGATCCTTGAAATCGAGCACCACATTGAACAGCTCAGTAGCGGGAATGGAATCCAGTCCGTTCACGGATGCACGATTAATCATTTCGTACATCTGCTTTGGCGTGGCTTCACCGGTTCCCATGAGGAGAGCGTCGTTAACCGTGAGCTTGTCAAAATCCCATTCCCACATATGTCACCTATACGGAGGTCTGAGTGACGAACGGAGTTTCGATGACGACCTCGGGCATGATCGCCGCTGCGCCATCTTCACCGACAGGCCAGACGGGATTTTTCACGTAGCCCGCGTCGCTGGTGAAACGGTACTGTCCCGTCGTGCCGCCACGCGGAGACCAGCGAACGTAGAGCGCCGTGCGATTCGTGTGCGCCGTGTGCGCAAGCCCCCATGCTCCGCCAGTCGTCTCGGCGTACATCGAGCGGATCGTCACCGTGCCGATGCCGAAGCCACCGACGGTCTGCACCTTCTTTGCGTCGCCGAACACCGGCGTTGCTTCCGTTTCCAGCTCGAAGCCCGACATGGCTACGCTGTTCGCTTCGTCCGAGACGTCGATCCATGCGCTATTGTCCGCGCTGAATTCGACCTTGCAATTCTTCATCGTGTAAGCCATTACTACACATCCTCCATCACGGACACGACAGCGCGCACCGTGAATAATGCCTGCTGATCCCATTCGACCAGCCCGCTATTGATATTGTTCACCTGCGAAAACACGCACGCGCCGCCCAGCTCGGTATCGTCGTCGATGGCATTCAACAACGATTGAGCCGTCGCACGTCCTGCAATGTCCTCGTCCTTGATCTGACCGGTTGCGCCGATCAGCACGACAACCTCGAAGCTGTGAGTACGGCGCATGGCATTACGCGCGAACTTCCCAGCAACGACGCTGCTGAACACCTGTGAGGCCGGCTCCGTGTTCGTCCATTTGACGACGACGGCCGGTAGTCGCTGCGGCGCGGCGTTCGGGATGCCGCTGTATTTGCTCTTCGCAGATACGCCGGTCGCGATCACGTCCCGCAGCGCATCGTAGCATGAGGTAATGCTCATCGCACCACCCGGCGCTTGTAGCGCTCGAACACAATGCGCACGTCTGCCGGGTAGCTGTCGCTCTGCTGCGTGAGCTCGGCTCCAGCAATTTCAGTCGATCCCGTCTGGTTGCGTTTCGTCCAATACCAATACGCGATCCGCATCGCAGCGCGAACGACATCGAGCGGCGCACCCTGCATGAATCCCCATCGTCCATTTACCGAGATGCGTCCATCCGTCGGCGTCTGCCAATCGCTCGCGCTCTTGAGCTTGATGCCCCAGAAGCTTCCGTCGTAGCCGTTCTGCCCGGTTACGCTGGCATTCATCGGCAACAGCCAGTAATTGGCGCTGGAGATTACGGTGCCGTCGCCGTTGGTGAGCGTTGTCACCGACACCAGGTCAGCATCCAGATAAAGCGTATCGTCGTCAATGTCGTCTTCGGTGTAATAGTGCGTGTGATTGTTCGCGCCCTGTCCGAAGCTGCGACCGGTTTGCGCATCAATCTCGGCGTCGGCCTGATCTAGGAATTGCTGGAGCAGCGTGTTCTCGGCCGTCGTGAACGTCGTTTGAATGCCGCCCGTCATCTCGGAGATGTAGGACTTGAAATCTGCCAGCGTTGCGTAACTCATGACTGCACCTCCGCGCGCGGCAGCTTCATGCCGAGCAGGTCATATTTCTTTTCGAAGGCGTCGGGGTCTTTCATGCCTTCCTGAAGTTCGTTGATCCAGCTCGCCGCCGTGATCGTCATCTCGCCGAGATGAGGCGTTTCTAGCGACGTGTCGCACCAGTGCGGAATTCCAACGCGCTTGCACAGCAAACCAAAGCTCCAATCCTCGGACTGTCGGATGTCGTGCTCCATGCCGTTTTTGTAGACGAATCGAAACCACGGCCATTCATGCCCGGCTTCGCGGAGCTTGCGAAATGCGCTGCGCCTGATTGCGATCGCGCCGGTTCCGACTATGTCGCACTTCACCAGCGAGCCGTCAAACGATGTGGCAACGCTCGCGTCCTTGCCTTCCTCCATCACATGGTAGAAGCAGGGATCGTGCGGTTCACTGCGACGAAACGCAAGCGCGCCAACAACCTCATGCTCAGCGTCGACGCGCTGGATGAGGCGCTCGAGAATATCTGCCGGGTGTTTGTGATCGTTGTCGAGCATGACGAGCACGTCATCGTCGTCGGTCGTGTTCTTCCAAAAAATCTTACACGCCGAGTTGCGCGCGTCGTCGACGGCTTTGTAGGCCATGTTGATGCGCATGATCTTGTAATGATGCGCATGGATGCTCACGTCTAGCAGCGACATCACGGCATGAGCGTTGACCGTGCGCTCCATCGGACAGCACCAGAGAGCCTTCATGAAATCACCGCCTCGAAGTCGTTCGGGAATCCGCGCGCGTATCGCATTTTGCAAATCGCTACGTCGTAGTCGTGCGAAGGTTTCGCACTGGAATACGTGACGTCCTGCTCGGACTTGTTCCACATCCAATGCCGATGTTCCAGCACGGCGCGCTCGGCATAGAAGAATTGATTCGCTCGTTTTGCGCGCAGCGTCGCCTCTTCGTCGATTGCCCACGAACGGTAATGCGGAATCGCCATTACGCCGCCGTGATGATGAACGATGAACTCACGCGTCATCAGGTAGTGCGTGCTCATCTGCGCGCCGTCGCTGTGCCCGTCGTTGATGCCGACGAATCCACAGCCGGATTCACGCTGCACGCGAAGCGCTTCGTTGTGCCAGTCGTCATGTGCCCACACGTCATCAGCGCCGAGGACGTAGGCGTCGTAGTCGGGCATACATTCGAGGCCGTAGTTCCACTTCTGCACTGCCGTCAGTCGCGGACGTTTTGCAACCAGCAAAAAATAGACGCGCTTGTCGTCTACCAGGTCGCCGAATTCGTACATGTCGTCCTCGGTGACGATGATGACATCACAAGCCGAGGTATCGAGCAGGCGACGCGTGCACAACGCCGCCTGCTTGACACGTGACCACGTGGGGAGAATTACCGCGGTCTTCATTTGTTGCTAGGCGTTCTTGAGGTACTTGATGGCTTCGGCGAGCATGACGTTCGCGTCCATGCGCTTATACCACCGGAAACCGATCTGGCCGATGTCGGCGTAGCGCTCGTTCAGGCGCTGGAACGACAGCCCGCCGAAGTCGGCGATCCAGTAATACGACATGTCACCGAAGGCGATAACCTTCTTGCCGGTTGCGATCGTGTCCACGGTCGACAGCGTGTAGACCGGGCGTCCGAGGATCGTGTCAGGCTGACCCTGCGCAAGGCCCGGCTGCCACAGATACGCGCCGGTCGTCGAAGACTCGCGGAACTTGCGGATGACCTTGAGCGTCGCGTCATTCATGAGCCACACGGCGCGACCGCGGTATTCGGTCTTCAGCGAATGGTACGTGTCGATGATCTCGTCGGCCGTAATCGCGTTCGTCGCCGCAGCAGTCACGCCGACCTGTCCGCCGATCATGACGCCCTGCGGAGCAGACGATCCGCCGCCAGTCGCGAAGTCGGTGTTTTCGGCCTTGATGAAGCGGTTGACGGCGTCAGGCGCAAGCACCTGGTTGAAGACGTCGATGCGGCTATCCGCGAGAAGTTCGTCCGTAGCCAGCGACAGCGCCGTATATTTGAACGGCGTGAATTCCACTTCGCCGATGGTCGGATACTCCTCGGAGAATGAGGTGCTCTCGGCCTTGATGATTGCCGCGGTCGTTGCGTTGGTCATCGTCGGAACACGGAAGCTGTTCGTGCCGCTGATGTTCAGCACGCGCGCGCCAGC